CGGTTTGCTCTAAGTTGAAAAGAGCAGGCAAGGCGTTACTCATCAAGCACCAAAGCTTCATCGACAATCTTGACGCCAAATGTCCCACAGCCTGAGCACTGGCTGAACCACTCATGAAGCGTTAGCTCTGCGCCCTTAGATAACAAATGCAATCGCCTTCCGTCACCGTAAAGCTTTGCGCAAATCGAGCAGTCAAATGTGAGTTGACGCATAAGAGCTCCTAACCAAATCACTGATTGGCGCTAAATGTTCCTGATTGACCCACCAGCTTTCCTGTGTGCCGTTTTTAAAATGCTTTTGCATAGCGTCCTTTACTGGCAGCCAGCCAACAATGTAATACTCAGGCGATCGACCGACAACCAAGATCGCTATATCGTTAACGCGTTCATTTGGATAAACAATCAACGATCCATTTATGTAGCTAGTCCACTTGACTTCAAGGCCTTTGCCGACGTCAGCTTCTCGCTTGCCTTTTGACTGATTTATGTCAAAGTCAAGACCAAAGTACCGGGCGACCACCATTTCTGCGCCAAGACTTTCCGCGTATTCTGTGACTCGTTCATGGTTATTTAACTTTTTGTTATAGCGCTGAATTGTGCTCAAATCATCTAGAGAAAACACGACTTGAGTTGCTCGATTGTGGATTGCCCATTCCTCGGCCTCTGTGATTTTCATTTTGATGTTCATTTTTGACACGCCAAGCAAATCCATAGCATGCCTTGATCATCACGTCCGCCTAGCTTTGAGGCATAGTGTTGGCCTTTGTCGCACCATTCAATTGCTGGCGGTGTGACTTCATCACGCAGCTCTGAGCCGTCTTTCTCAATGCGTAAGCGCTTACCTGTTTTTATGTCAATGATCTCAAAGTCGCCCATGGCTACACCTGAGGCTTCCACTGGCCGTCAGAGCCAAGTACAAACCAACGCGGAGAGCATTGCTTAGTCTTGATCTTTTCAACACACATGTAACCGCCCCAAGCCTTGCCAGCCTTATCGCCAGAGCGCCAGATCATGTGTCCATGTGGACAAATTGGCGCAGCTGCTATCTGTACGCCGCCAAGCTGTGATTTGATTTCCTCGATCGCAGAAGCCGCCGGGACTAGATCCTCACTGATTGAGGTTGCCCAGAGATCAACGTCCTGCGCGCTTTGCTTGACCATTTGCACGTCAATGTTTTCTGCCTGACGCATATTCTCCAAAGTTGGCCTTGTGTCTGTTCCCAAAACCAGCCCTAAACAACGTCCTATCGCAGAAGTGCATGTATCTTCGACAAACCATTTTTTCATGTTGACGTTGTATGTGGCCACGTTTCCAAATGCGTAGTCGATACCGGCGGGCTGTTCGTCCTCGTATTTTTTAAAGACCCGGCATTCAACCAAGATGTAGCCCTGTTTGATATCTACGTCAATGATCGAGGTGTGGATTTTGCCCGTTGGATAGGTCGCCCAAAAACGCTTAATTCGCTCGGCAACGCCTTCATAATTTTCTAAGAAGCTCATGATTTTCTCGCAAATCTGCTACCTGCAATTTTGCCCCGAACATATCCGACGCGGTTGCCTTCTTTAAGTCCGATTGTGTAGCCAACCACAAATCCTAAAAAGACTCCTAGTAGTAGCCAAGCGGCCACTTCTCCCAGTGTGTACATTTTGCTCCCGTTTCAGAGAGCTACTGCACTTCGCTCCCTGTTAAAAGAATGAAGCAAAGATCTGACAAGGTCAAGGATTAGGCGTAGTTTTGGGCGTGTCGCTAGGCGTTTTGTCCTTGAGGCCGTTTGACGCAAGTACGCCGCCAAGTGATCCAGTCAAGAAAATGGCAAGCGTTTTGAGTAAGTCAATGAAAGCCGCGTCATTTGGAGCTTGAGCCGATACTGGCTGAGTTACAAAAATCAAAGCATAGGTAATCCCTAGAGTTACAATTAAGAAAACCACCGAAAGAGTCACGCCAATAAACAAAATCAACCGGGCTTTAATATCCTCTGGCGATAAACGTTTTTGATATCTAGGGCGATTTTGGCTGTGGCTTAACAATGTCTCCAAGTAGGTCCTCTGTGCAGATACCTTGCGCTTCGCACCTTGGTCGTTGACATTCATCATTCTCCCAATTTTCAAACTCTTGGCATGGATAGCGCGTGTATCCTTGATAACCGCAAGACGACAGCGCCAACAAAAGGCACAATGCCAGCGCTGCCGCTTGCAATTTTTTTATCACTTGCGGCCATATACCGCGTCTTTAGGATTTAACCAGCGCATGAGTACTGGCACAACAGCTGCAAGACCAGCGGACAAAATCGCTTTAGGATCTGTCACGCCTGCCATGTAAACGGCCAAACTTGCTGCAATAAAAGATCGAGCATAGCTTGCGAGCATAGGTTTTAATTCGTTCATTTTTTCTCCTTTACAGCCGTTTTCGGCAGCTGTATCACAGGAAATTCTCCAGTATAGTCGGCAAATTTTGGCCTACCGAAACCAACAATCTCTTTGCCTAAAAATCGTTGTTTGATCATAACCATTCCACCGTTACGCTGATCGCCAGTGCCAGAGGTATTGCCTTCAACGCAAAAAACACTTATTTTGCCAACCTTGACCACTATCCCAATGTGGCTTATTCGATCAACGCCGTCGTGTGGAAAGTCCATAAAGCAGAGATCGCCCAGCTTTGGAACAATGTGCCAATTGCCTTGATCTTTCATTTTCTGAGCCCCGGCAGCTGTGCTAACAACGTTTGGAATTTTGACGCGAGCTTCATTTGCGCACCAATTGACAAAAGATCCGCACCAAGGCAATCCGTCGGCTTTTGTAAATTTGCCGTATTTGGTGAGGTTATCGCCTTCCTCAATTGTGCCAACCTCTGCAAGAGCAGCTGCAATTAGAGCTGCGGCTGTGCCTTGAGGATAATTCATGACAATAAAAGATTGGCCTCGTCGGCTGTTATGCCAAGGCGTTCAAGAAGTGCAGCTTTTGCCAACGCTTTATCTGCGACTAACTTTTCAGCTGCTAGTCGATCAGATTTGTCGCTGGCAAATTGAGCTAATTCATCAGCTGTGACTTCTCTGACTTTTGACTGATTTGTGATTGCGTTAATTTCTGTAACTTTCATGATTATGCCTTCTTGTAACCATAGACGGAGATTGTGCCTGTAATTGTGCCTGCAGCTGAAATAATTGAGAGGCCGTCAAAAGATGTGGTGTTATCGAATTGACCAGCGCCGGTGATTGCATATCCATTGGATTGGTTGCCAAGATATGTGATCATTGTTTTAAAACTTGCAAACGGATTATTGACGTCAAGATTAGTCGTTGCTGCGCCGCTTGTGACGTCATGTAAATAGAACAAAGTACTGCCTGCCGCAGAGCCAAGATTGCCTGTCGCGCCGCCGCTATAACCGTTATAAGTCCAAGAGTTGCCGTAGCTTGCAGCGGTGTTTGTAACGCCGCCAGTCCTAAAACGCATTTGCAAAGCATTTGATGAGGCAGATGAAGTTATGTTTAATTTAACTATGTAATTATCATAGGTAGTTGAAAAGCAACTATCGACGTTGACCGCTGCTGATGTAGTAAATGATGAAGTTGTAATTCTGACTAGATCGCCACCGTTTGCGGTAGCCCATGCAAGGCCAGTTGCAGCCGTTGAGTCAGCAGTTAAAACTGTACCATTTGCGCCAACTGCTAAACGTGCATCTACTGTTGTGAAAGTAAATAGATCGCCTTTTGTTGTAAGCGGTGTTTGATCTGTTGGTGTGACCCAAGTAAAAGCCATGTTTGTATTTGAAGTTTTTGACAAAACTTGCCCAGTTGTGCCGCCTTTAAGCTGAGCTAATGAAGTATCAACAGCTTGACCAAAGACGTCAAAATCTGCCGGTAAATCAGTGACAAGATCGGTTGCCGTAGGCATGACCCAGCCAAAATTTGTTGTTGGATTTGCCATTTTTTCTCCTTTTTACGCCACGATTAGCGCGTGTTCCCAGTCAAGTGTGCCAGAAATTGTGTTCCATTTCTCCGACACGCTAACGTCTTGCCATTGCATTGCCTGCAAAGAAAACGCCAAAGGTGTCATTGACAAGGTTACTGCCAGTTCATTGTATGAAGCTCTAAATGTCCAGCCTTCAACAAATCCCAAAAAGTTGCCAGATGCCATGTTAGGCGGCAAGTCTGAAAGCGATATTGGTTGACCCATAAAAACCTTGATAAGGCTGTCTCGGTCGCCGTCGTCTAACTCAGGATTTGTCAGCGCAAAAGTAATCTGGTCAAAAATTGGCCTTGGATAAGCTCTTAGCGATAGATAAAAGGCGGCCTGAGCCGTTGCGTCTGCCAAGTGTTTAATTGTTGTGCTAATAATTTGCGCAAGCCTGCCGTACAAAGAAATTGAAGCTGGATCTGTTGCATTGACTTCGCTGCCGCTGCTAACGCCGTATTTAATTGTCACGTCATTGCGCAAGTCGCCAGCTCTTGTCTTGATTGTAATTCCTCGGCCTAAGGCTTGATTGGCTGTTAAATCTGTGTAGCCGTTGGTTGCCAGATAGCTTGATCTGTGAGTCGAGTCTGCGTAGCTGATTTGGCCAGTAGGCGACTCATAAAGATAACCAAGCCCAGACGTTGCCAAAGCTGCGACTAACTCATAAACCACCGTTGTTGATGATGAACGTTGCGCCAGCTCATAATTGCCCGGTGTGTCAATTTCGCCAAGTCCAGTATTTTCAGCCGTTGCCCAAGTTACCGTCGGATCATAATTTTGCCATTGCAAAGCCGCCGGGACTTCATTCCAGCTGTTGACAAGCAAGTCAGTCAAAATCGTCAAGATTTGATTACCGTCAAAATCCTGTGTTAAGACTCCGTTTGTAAGCGCCTTTTGAAGCCTTGCCAGAGCGCCCAAGGCAGTAATTGTCACCTCTTGCGTGTACGCGGTTGAGCCGACCTCTGAGACGCTTACCGCTATGTCAACGATTGAGCCGCCAAATATAGGCTGGTAAGCCGCCGCGCTGTCTTGGACTTCTACCGACAAAGCGTCATTTATTTCGTATTCAATAGGCACTTGATCAAAGACAATCAGTGTGATCGAGCAATAGCCTGCCTGCGCTTGCTCATAGATATTTGTACGTCCAGAGGTAATGTTTAAGCTGGCCAGTACTGAGTCAGTGACGTCAAGGCCAGCAACCTTTACACGCCAGACTGGCGACCATTGTGTCATTGTGTTAAGACAAGCTGATTGCTGCCGCCTGTACCTCGAAAGTATGAGTCATTTAAAGTGTTGACAATTGTTCTAGCTGTGCCTTCTGAGTCAATTGCTCCGTTGACTGTCAGATTTAATATAGATCCGGCCTCTGTGCGGTGGCCTGTAATTGCACTGGCCACTTTTGATGAAACGGCTGCTTTAGACGCCCCAGCGGCCGCGCTTGCAACGGCGGCACTTGAAATGTCTGGAATTTTAATTGGCGGTGGTGTATTCATAGTGACAGAAGAGCTTGAGGCGCTTGTACCAAGTACGCCTGAAATGCTGCTAAATGAGCCGCCTGATTGCGCGCCGACTCCTGAAACAGGTTGTAAATCAGGCAAGCCAAGATTGACTGCGTTGTAAGCCCTAATCAAAAAGTTAATTCCGTCGATAGTTCCTTGGATCAAAGTATTTATGACCTTGATTACTGATCCAATCACGCCCACGACTGCTCCGGCAATCTTGCCGACAGTCTGCAAAGCGCCACCTAATACGTTGACAAGTACTGGCACAACGTAAGTTTGGATAAATTCAATAAATAAAATAAATGACTCTTTGTTATCGTCAATTGCTTTTGTAATTGGTTTAAAGAAATCAGCAAAGCGACCTAACGCTGGCACTACTTTATTGACAACAAATTCAACAAGACTTTGAATAATTGGCAACAAGCGCGCGCCGATTGACTCTTTTGCCTCGTCGAATGTAACTTTGAGAATTTCAAGTCGCCCGGCAAATGTCTCTGAATTAGCTGCCGCAGCACCACCAAATAAATTTGACAGCTTTGTCTGAACGTCTGTAAATGACATTGCTTTAAGCTCTGCGGCAGATAAACCAACGCCCAATTTGCCTAGAGCCGCTGTGTTGCCGTCGTAGGCTTTGCCAAGCGCGTTTGCTACTGAGTCCAAGCCTTTGCCTGTTGCTTGGCTTATGTCTAACGCAAGGTTTAAAAGATCCTGAGCCTTTGTGACGTCATTTGTCGAAAGAGACAACCGCTGTAGAGCTGGCCTCAATTTTTCGTCCGCCACGCCCGTTGCCAAAGATGTTTTTAGGATCTGTTTTTCAACAGAGGCAATCATTTCATCTGTTGCGCCAGTGGCATTTTTTAAAGCTGTGGCAAGTCGTATCTGCGCGGCTTCGTCCTCGATCGCAGCTTTAACTCCGTCAACGGCAAGTTTTACGGCGTACGCACCGGCGGCAGCTGCGGCTGCGGCAAAAGCAAGCCCAGCCTTTTTGCTAAATTCTCCAAGCTTGCTGCTGGAATTTTCTACGTCAGCATTTGCGCTATTTAAGGATTTTTTGAGTTGGTCAACGTCAGCAAGTATCGACAGCTTGAGCGTTCTACTTTGCGCAACCATTTAAAACTCCTTGAGGATCTTGTCAAAAGCATTTTCCCACTTAGCAATGATTTCGGGCTGAATGGCGC